AGTCTGCAAGATCTTTATTAGAAGTTTGAAATGCATTTTGTAAAGCAATTGTAGTTTCTAATGCTTTTTGTTGATCAATTTGTCCAAGAACAGAAAGTCTTGTCGCTTGCTCTGTTTGTGCTTGTAAATCTAATCCTTTAAAGCCTGCTGCTGCTGCATCTGCTGCAAGAGCAACTGTGCTGGATGCAGCAAGTCCATATTTGGTGTATTCGTTTGCTAAACCTTTTATACTATCTAATGCTTGTTGCGTTTCTTCTGCTGGAGTTAATAAATCTCCATAAACTTTTCTAAATTTTATTGCTGCAGACTCCATATCCATAAATGATTTTGCTGCAGTAGATCCAAGCATTGCTAGTGGTAAAGTAAAACCGACCATTAACTGACGGCCAGCCCACTGTGTATTCTTACCAAAATTTAATAAGTTGGTAGATCCTTGTTTTAATAGTTGATTAAATAACTGTTGCTTTTGAGCAGTAATTTGCATCTTTGTTGCATAATCTTCCATATTGAGTTGCTTAGGAGTAATTGCCATGGCTTGCATTGCGCCTTTAGCATCTCGACCCATCTTAATATATTGCGTTTGCATTCGTTTAACACGATCTTCTGCAACCTGAGATATTGTGTCAAACTCACCTCTAAATAATTTTCCAAATGTTTTTGTTGCTCCACCAGCATATCTAAAATATTGCCTTATACTAAATTTATTTTTTTCTAATGAATTTGTAAATGCTTCTGTAGATGTTTTAATTGTTCGCATTTCAGCAGAAAATCTGCCCGTTGCATTAATTGCATTGAGCAGATCTGTCTGTAATGTGCGTTGTGCTAGTGCTGCCTGAGCACTAGATTTTGCTATATTGGTATGGAATAAAGATATTTGTCTTTGTAAAGACTTTAACTCTGATAGTGCTTGAGATGAGTCAATATTGACTTTAATGCTAGCATTAACATCACTCATTCATTTGCACCCCCTAGATTTTATTAATTACCAAGCGCAGTATTAAGAAGATTACTTTCTCCCAAATTTGTACCACTTGCTGCTTCAATAATTTTATATAAAGTTGGAAGATCTAGGTTTTCTTCCAATGCATCTTTATCTTTAGCCAGTTCTGGTTTGTATTGTTCCATTGCGATTTGAACACAATCTAGCAGAATGTCCATAGACTTATTGTTATCTTCTGATACCTTTTGAATACCTTCAAAAGTAACTAAAAATTTTCTTAATAATGAAATTTTAAGTGGACGAAGTTCAATTTGAGTTCCATCAATTAATGTTATTTTTTCTTTAATGCTTGTTGCCACTATTCCTCCTTAAGGATTTGTTTATAGTAATTATAGCACGAAACAACCTATTTTTAGGTTAAATTTTCGTAGTCTAGCCCCATGCCAATACCAAACCCTGCACGTACTGCTTTTGAGCCTTTAAAAGATAAAATATCTTTGTCGTCTCTACCCTCATTGAATACTTTATTTTTTAGTTTGACCCATGCATCTTCTTCTTTTGGTTTGTCCTTTTCAATATCTACTCCTTGAATTGCAGCAAGAAATTTCTTTTCTTCATATTCCATCTCTCTTTTTGATTCTATGATAGCCATTAGTTCTGGCATTGATATTGATGACTCAAGTTCATTATAATCTTTCCAAATACCTAGCAAAAATGCTTCTGACTCTAGTCTGACTAAATCTAAACTTTCCCACGTTTGACCGCTGTCTAAGGCTTGATCCTTAACAGACTCTTCCGATTTTTTATTAATTTTAATTCCTGCTCCAATGTCTACTATTTCATATATTGTTGGAAGGTCAAAATTTTCCTCTATATCTTCAACTGATTTGGAAAGGGGAGGGTAAAACTGTTTCATTGCTACTTTTACACATTTTACTAATATAGAAATAGATTCATCGTCCCCTTTAGATTTTTTAATCGGCTCAAAGTTTAACATAAAATTTCTAAGATATTTAATTTTTAGTGGAGAGATTTCTATTTCTATACCGTCAAATGTATAAATATATTTAGTTTCATAAACTGTAGTTGGCATCTTTCTATTATATCAAAAAAGGCCCACCAGTTTACCCAGTGAGCCTTTTATTATTTATTAAGATTATGAACTTTGTATTGTACGGTCAATAATCTTTCCGTATGATCCAGAAGTATCTTCTGGTAGTAGACGGAATGTAACATCAAACATTGTTGGTGTGTCACGCTTTGCTGATACTGTAACATTTTCAATAGAAAGTGCACGGTATGCAACGTATACACGCTCAACAGTTGATGAGTCTTCACAGTCACCAGTTCCTGGACCAACTGCAATTAAAGCACGCTCTACAGGACATTCTCCAATATCGCCTGACGCAAGATCAAGTGTGCGTCCTGCTGACGATGTTTTTGTTCCTGAAAGATCTTCGCTTTGACCTGCAATTGAGAATAGTAGATTTTCTAATGTTGCTTCTGCAAAAGAGGTAGCAAGAGTTACCTGCATTCCTTGTTTGTAGAGTTTAGCAACGTCAAGAATTTGATCTACTTGTACTTCGCCGAAATCAGGTTGGAATGTGATTTCGATACCATTGCTTGTGTAACCAACGTTTTCAATACCTGCAGCAATATTTGCTGAGTTTGACAAAGTCTCTTTATAAGACTGAGTTGATACGAACGCAGGAACAGTGCCTGGTGTCAATGTACTATCTGCTGTAAACAGTGCAGCAGCGCCAACGATAATATCGCTAGATGTACCTCTTGTATATGCCATTTATTTCACCTCTTTTTTTGGTTAATATATGGACGATTTGTTTCCTCGCCATAATTATACAGCCTTTTATTATAAGAAATCTGGGTTGTCTTTAAGGTGGTAGTCATACTCAACTATATATTTATGCATTGTTCCACCCTTATATGTATTCAATTCTATTAAATCTCTAGATTCATCTACCTGAAAAACTCTCATACTTCTAAAAAATACCTTCATTGGACAGCCTTTGGCAATAAGATTAGTCTCATTTTCATGCATCCATTTATTTAAATCTTGAGCAGAGGCATCCTCTCTATCTAAAACTTGAGAAATAACCATACCTATTTTATGTGCGTCTTCTGTTCTGGCAAAGACAGTATAAAGAGTTTGCTCTCTTTTGCCAACATAAAATGGCATATTTCTTAATCTAAGCATTCTGTCATAGAATAATACTGCTGGCAACTCTCCTTGAAACTCTGCCGAAGATTGTAAATTTTGATAATAAGCATCTAGATCATAGTTAACGCCAGCAGGAGAAAATGGAATATAGTTGTCAACTGATGGATTCTGTGCCATATTAATATCTTCATAAGAACTTAAAAGTTCATGCAAATAATAATTTATATATTTTGGTGGGAAATCAAAAGTTTCTGCTACTGTAGCCATAGTACTATTCTACCTCAACTTTTGCGTTTACGATCCATTTAAATCCAGTTGCCTGGCCTACTGATTTACCGCCTCTTATGCCTGCTGAAAAATTTTTCTTATATATTGTAGGCTTACTTAAATAATCATATAGGCCACATGCGGTTAAAAATGATTGAGCAAAATATTTTGTTATAAAGTTATCGAACGTTTGTTCGTATGATCCTTGAACTTCTTTGCCTCCAGGAAACTGATTTACAATTGTTTTTTTAGTATAAACTGTAACTCCATTATCTTGGAATACTAAAGGATTATTACCCCTAGGCCTTATAACAACTGAGACTCCATTTTCCATTATTTTAGCCTTACTATAAAATGGCTCGTATGAGCCAGATTGAATCGAACTAGATTGTCTAAAATTAGAATCAATAGAAATTCCAGCATTTGTTATTCTATACTGGACATCAAAAAGTCTTCCTTCTTGAGTTCCAGTTTGATACCATTCGTAAACATGATGCAAAGATTGAGGATTGCTTCTTGCCATTGCGTCAATATATAATTTTAAAGCCTCAACCGTCCCCCTACCAAGTTGATCTAGAAATATTTTTTTTCCAGATTCTGTACCTTCTAAAAATCCTAAAGAATAATTAACTAAATTATTTAATTGTTTTTCAAATGCTACTGTATTTAATCTAACACGCATTAGTCTACTGATGCCTGGCTTTCAGTACGTCTCCAAACCATTTGATAGGATTCTACATTCCCAAAAGCACCAACAAAAGGCTGTATTGTTGCAATTTCATATATAGTTCCTTTTCCAGACCTTAGACCAGATGTCTCTTTATATATTAAGTTATCGTGCTTATCTCTAATATTGGTAATTAAAATATCTGTAATAGAATAAGGTTTATCTAAAGAAGATATTCTTAGATCTGTTAAAGATCTTGCATTTAATCTATTATTTAGTTGTGAAATCATTTTAGGATCTAATTCTTCAATATTTTTTCTAGCAGATGGAGCGGCATTACATGCTATTGTTCTATCTAGCAGCCATTGTTTTTTTATTTCACCAAAGCCGCCTTGTGTGGATATTGAATAATAAATATCTGCACACATTGGATGAATAAAATCGTTTGGCTCGCATATCATTAAATCACACCTGGCCTTGGAATGTTTATCAAATATTTTTCTAAAATTTTATCAACTATCATATTTCCAGTTCCAGAAAGAACACTTTTGTCAAACTGAATTTTATATTGATCAGTATTGTAAGATGTCACATATCTCTTATAATAATCTAATTTTCCACATTTTAAATCTTCAATTAATAGTTTTGTTGCATACTCAACATCTGTAGGAACAGTTTTATATCCTGCATCTAAGACAAAAGTATAGTCATACCCTCTTGGGAAATCTACTATTCTACCGCTACCAACTGAGCCCAAATCTCCATAGGCTGGAGGAAGAACTATTGATCCTTGCTCAACTCTATTATATGCTCCATCAAAAACACGTTGTACTGCAGAATTGTCTCCAGTTATATTAAATGTATAAACATTATCATCTGGAGTTTCAAAGTCATATATTAAAAGGTTGTTTTCATAAACCTTTAATATTTTATTAAATTTTTTCCAAATACTAAAATAGTCTGATCCTTGCCCAACGCCTTGAACTATTTGTTTTAAATTATAAAAACCATCTACCACAATTGTATCAATAATAGATCTTGCAACCATCTCTAACTGTGTGTACTCTGTAATTTCAGAAGCAGTAGATCCAAGAATATTAGGATCAACATATGGCCTAATTAAATCTATATTATCTTCTATGACTAAGTTATCATCCTCATCCATTACCTGAAATAAAAACGATCTATCTATAAATGATTCAGACTGAGTTATATTGTATGTAATAGTGCTAGAGGCTGTAGAGTTAACCACAGTATTTGTTAATACATGATCAACCAAGTCTTCAACATAAATTGTATATTCTGCATTTGCCTCTGGAACATCCCAAGTTGTTACTTTTGGATATGTAGAAACCCTTAATATATCCATACTATAAACCGTACTCCTTTGCTACTTCTTCAGGAGTAGCACTTCTAATTCCTGGCTTTGTAAGCCATTTTTCAGCATTATGTCTTTCAACTATATTGTACCCTTTTAAAATTTTACCTACCCCAGACCAATAAATATTTTTGGAAGAATGGATTGCAACTACATCTTTTTCTATTTTTGATTTTTTTTGTTGCGTTTCTGATAAATTTTCTGAAGAAACAGTGACAGTGCCAAAGATACCATTGCCAACCGAACCAAGCGCTTGTTTGTTTTTTTCTTTAACATCAGACATAGTCTCCTCCTTGTTGTATTATATCATTATAAGTGAAAAAGGGGGACAAGAGAATTAACTCTCATCCCCCCTAAAACTGTTTACAGATTAGGAATCTGAAGCAGCGTCAGCGAATGCAATTGCATCCTGCTCTTCCCATTGAAGTCCGAAACGAACAAATACTGTGTATTCTACAGTATCTTTTTTCGCTACATATTCACGGTTTACTGTGATGTCTCTTTGGAAGCCCCATACACGGTTAGCAGGGAATGTTAAATCAACATATCCTGCTGGGTAGTAAGGAACTTCTTGTACGTCAACACCTAGAACACGAGTTGTACGTGCTCCACCGAATGTTTGACCAAGACCATCTAAGTAGTTTTGACGATTTGCTTGTGTGCTTCCTGGAACTTGTCCAGCAAAAGCCTCAGCAACAGCATCTGCAAGAGTACCATTGTTCTTAACAATACCTTGGAAAGCATCTGTACCAGCATAGAACTTTAGGTTCTGCTTGATAGCACGATACTTACGTGGCATTGCTAGAATGATGTCTTGCATAACTGGAGTTGTCCAAGCATTATCGGTAACTGTTACCTCTGCTTCGTGAGCATCTCCATCGGTTTGTACCTTGTGTACGAAACCTTCCATAATTGAAAGGAATGAGCCTGTTGATCCATCACCGTTAATGGCTAGATCTTCAATGTCATTACCAAATGCGTTTGTCATAAGACGAACGATGTGGTCTTCAAGAGCAGCACCTTCGATATTATCTTCTAGTGCTTCTGCAGAAACTTCCCAATCTAGACGAATCTTCTTGGTTGTAAGTTCTACCTTACTGAATGTTGCTCCAGCATTGGTATAGTCACCAAGTGCTTGTGAAGCAGCACGAATTACACGCTCACCAACGTTAACTTTTTCAAGTTCCATTGTGTTAGCACGCATTGTTACACGACGGCCATCCTGTGCAAGTACTGTTGCGTCCCAAACATAGTCGATAAAACGACGTGCTTGTTCTGGACGAAGAATACCGCTACCAGCATCACCTGAAGGGTTAACTGCGTTTGGACCTGATGTCACTCCTGATAGTGCTGTTGGGATATTCCCAATAACGCCACCATCGGAGTAATTGCCTGGTACGTTCGCTGCTGCGTCAGATCCTGATGCGAATGCGCCTTGACCCTGATAGAGTCCTGGAGCAGTGCCACCAATGTTACCTGAAGTACCTGGCTGATTTTTCTTGATTTCTTCCGACATTATTACACCTCCTAGTGATTTAAACTTATCGAAATAAGTCGGCTGTTTTGAGGAAACGACCGCCCCATAGGGATTTTTCAACCATTTCTGGTTGTTCCTGAATAATCTCACCGAGATCTCCAGATTTTCGGAATGCTGTATCTGCTTCTACTGCGTCAACACGCTTTCCAAATTCACTAAATTCATCTTTTGCTGCAGTAACTTCTTGTGAAACTGCATCAACAGATTTTGTTATTGCATTTACCTGCTCTTGTAGAGACTTAACGGTTGCAACTAGATCGCTAAAGGCTGATGTAAGAGTATTTTTGATTTCTGTAACTGCATCTGCAATTACTTCGTCAGACTTAGATACCTCTTCAGTCTTTACTTCCTCTGCCACTGATTCAGACTTTACAACTTCTTCTGCTTTAACCTCTTCAGTTTTTGCAACTTCTGCTGTTTCTGTATCACTTGCTGGAATTGCTTCTGCTACAAGTTCTTCTGACTTTGTAACTTCAGCAGTTTCGACTGTGGCTTCTGCCTGTGGAGCGACCTGAACATCTTCAACAACAACATCAGTCTTTTCAACAATTTCTTCTGTTGTCTTTTTTGTTGATTTTGCCATAGGATTTGCCTCCTTTTGTATCTTAGAAGTATTTGTGCCTTTAGCACTGTCAACTAAGAATTTGATCATATTTGTTTTCTCGTTGTCTGTTTTTTCAACGAAACCTATATTTTGCATTTGATTACCAGTTGCTGGACTGGCTTCTGATTCATTTTCTGAAACCATAATGATTCCAGACTCTTTATCCCAAAAAACATTTTCAATGACTGTGTCCATTCCTTTAACAACATCTACGCCATCAACTTTTTCTACTGAAACTATATTTGCAAATTGATTTGCAGGACTATCGACTAAAGACAATTCTACTAAATCATAGTCTTTAATAATTCTAATTTGTTTATCTATTTTCTCATCATAAGCATCGTCCCATTGGTTCATTCTTCCGCCAATTGAAAAACCTGTATATGTCCCATCAAGAACCTTTTCCCATGCGTCCTGTGCACCTTTAGAAATGTAAGCAGACACTACAACACCATTATACATTTTCTCAGAATCTGTGTCATAGTATCTATCTTCTTTAAATGAAACCATTTTACCAACCGCAGATGGTTGATGCATTTCACGAATATTTCCACGAAACTTTTTAAATGCTTTTAAACTTGCTTCTGTTGTAACAATATCGTCTTGCTTATCTACATTATCGAGTGTGGCAAAGCCTGAGACTGTACGTCTCTCTTTATCTACCTTACTAAAAGGCATTGAAAGGCGAAGTTGTTCGCCCTCTGTATTCCAATGGGCTTTAGATATAATCATACTAGTATATATTATAGAGGTCTTTTTAATGATATCTCATTTATTGAGATGATCTACCCTCTCCTTTTGGATTTCTTCCAGATACGGTTGCAGGGCTATCTGATTGATTGTTTGTTCTTTCTGAGTCTCTTTGTCTATTTGTAGTTTCATTTGCTGTATCCTGTGGTTTTAATTGAAAAGGCTCATCTCCATAAGAAACCTGTGGCAAACCAAGTTGTTGTCTTGCCTCGTTTGGCAACAAGACTTGGCTTTTTACATATCTTTCAATAATCTGAGATTGAGCAATTTCATCTGTTAACGTTAACTCATTAAACTTAAACTCAAGAATATCTGTTTTTTCACGAATAATTTTATTTATCATTTTTTCTAACTGTCTTTGTGCTGGCCTAGCAACCTGTTCTTTAAATGTTCTATCTTGAGCCAAGGCTGCTGCGATTTGTGCTGAATCTGAACCGCCAAGTTTTGAAAGTGGTACTTGATGAGCAACTAGAATATCATCACGATTTTGTTTTCTGTATTCTTTAAATGACCCGTCCTGAATTCCATTTTCAATTGGATTCATGCTAAATTCAACCTTATTGTTATCTGTATCGCCAGGAAGTGGTATATATAATGTTCTATGCGATTGTCCCTTAAGACTAGTCTGTAAAAATCTAAACATTTTATCTTCTGCGTCTGCAGACAGTTTGGCTCCCTTTAAAGTTACAACATATCTAGGTACAGCCTTATTAGAAAAATAATCAATATTATATTGAGATGCTAACTGATCGCCATGCAATGAAGATATAGCCGAAATAATATCAGGAACACCATAAAACGTATTTAATGGAGAGTATTGTTTAAAATGAATAATTTCATTTGGCCTATTGTCGGCAGTTACTGGATTTGCATTCCTTGCTCCAAAGTTTCTAAAATAAACAACCTTGTTTGCAATAATTTGAACAAATCCATCTCTCATACGACGAACACGCATAGTGGTTGCTGGAATATGTCCAACATATCCAATTTCTCCACGCACAGTTCTTCCTATTTCTAAGTATCCATTACCTATTGCTTGCACATCTGTATAAACTTTTTCCATTGTAGAAGTAAAAGAGTCATCATTATTTAAACTTTCTAGCCAGTCTGTTAATTCTATTTTTGATCGGTCAATTCTTTTACGTGCTCTTTCTGTGGCTCCGCTATCAATAGAGGCTTCTAGTTTTAACATGGTTCTAGGAGATATTTCAAACTTATATCCCAAACCAACAATGTTTTCTACCTTAGCATCAATTGCAGCATGATTAGCAAAAGAAGTATCATAATAGTTTGCCAACTCGTAAACATTCCATGGGGGAGTAATGACATCAAATAATCCATAAGCGTTTCTATACAAGGTTCCTGGATTAATTTCTTTTGATTGTGCTCCGTTAATACCTGAATTAACTGCGAGAGCGCTATCCATGTATGCTGGAGAGGCTTCGACTTTTGACATTCTAGAAGCACGACGTTTAAAGTTATTGTCTAAACCAGATAAATTTTTTAACTCATCCCATGTCTGATTAAATGGATCACTTTTTTTAAATTGATTGTCTTCCTCTAGTAATTCATCAATTCTTGCGCCTAATCTATATTCTTTTTCTTCGCTCATTACTCTTCACTTCCCCATTTTTTAACAGTTTGTTGTGCAGCATGTACGGCACCAAGATCATTCATATTTGGAATCCATCCCTCTGCCATTCTTTGTTTTTGCTCTGAGTACTCTTCCTCTGAAACTCTATTTAGACCAGGGACAAAAATACATTGTCCATCTCCAGGATCTCCATAATAAATTGCTGCTTGCTTTAACTCAGATATTTTTGATATGTCATTCTTCATTGCAGGAATGTTTAATACAGACCCAGTTCCATCTGTAAACCATTTTCCATTAGCCCTTTTATAGACATAAAGACCCCAGTTATAGTTTTTTTCAATAACCTTTATACGAGATTCGCCAACTTGCCCCTTCATTTTGGGCAACGACTTGCTATTTTTTTTCTTTTTAGCAGGCTTCATATCCATCAGTATACCATATTATACTGGTATCTGACTTCTTGTTTGCCACGAGGCATCCGTAAATATTTTTATAGAGTCTGCTGTAAAATTTAAACTTTCAGAAGTATTGCTATCTACGACAACCTTATTCCTGCCAATATAGGTTTTGTATACTTCAGATGGGTCTACTCCATATAGTTCTGAAGACTCAGTTACAAGAACACCATTCCAATTGTAAGATGTATACCAATATGACCAAAATAAATTAGAAATGCCATCATTTTTTACTTTAAGCCATGGTCTATATATTTTACTTTGAATCTCTTGTAATTCTGTAGATTGATAATTTGTAATACTATTAAAAACAAAAGGCCCATTTAAATTAATATATCCCAAGAAATTGTCTAGATTTAAACTGTTAGCAAAAGAAACACCAAAGACAGTCCATTCTTTTGTTTCAACTATTGGCTCTCTAACTAGACTACCATTAATATAGAATGCCAAGCCATTAACTTCTTGACCAGTAGATTTATTAATTGCAAAAATTTTACCCCTGTCGCCATTTTCGCTAACAGCGGATATAAAAAATTGAATTATATTGTTTTTATGCTCTAATTCAAAAACTTGAGTTGCCCCATATGTAAACTTATCAAAATCATATCTAAGCCACATCTGTATAGCCGATATTTTATAGTCATTAGAATTGCTCCTATTGAGTGGAATTCCAATACCCCTATTAACAAAAGGACTAAAAGATCCTCTGACTTCGATACCGCTTTTTCTGGTTGAGTATAAATACGGTACACTTTCTTTAAAAATACTTATAGGATTTTTTGCTTTGTAATCAAAATAAATTCCAGTTTTTTTATAGGGATAAATCGGTAATCCAAATCTAGTTCCTATCTTTTTTGCAGCATTATGATCAAATGCTTGTGAGGCCAATTCTAGTTTTTTAAGTGTAATATTTTTATGCTGTGTCCCCTGTATATTAAAAACTAAGTGAACAACAATGGCTAAAGTATTAAAATCAATCCCTATTGGAGGATAAACTATTGTATTATCTGCAACTTCAAAAACTGTATTTTGCCAATTTGTAAAATTAGAAACATTTAAAATTTTATCATTTTTAATTGGCTGTATAGATGAAAAATCTTTAAAGTTTTTATTTGCTCCTGAAGAAATATATTGAAAACTAATGTAACTACGTATAGAAGAGTTATCCGTATTATAAAAATAAGTTTTTATAGATTTTTGCTCTATATCTTCATAATCTTGCCATCCAGAAAACAATGAATTATCCAATTGTGCATATGTTCTTTGAACTGTATGGTCATATGCTAGTTCTAATGCGTCATAATCCCAAGATGCGGTTTGCTCTGTTGAATAAACTACGGTTGGAGATGGATAGTCTATGTTAAATTGCAATAAATCTAAATCATAATATTTTTGCCCACTCACATCATCAATGTAAGAAGCAAAATAAGACAATGGAATATAATCCTCCCAATATCCTGCGGAAGCAATATCTAAATAATAATTGTCATATTTTAATACAGGAATTAATGTATAAGTTGATGTATGATTTAAAAAGTTTGCTCCTGCAGTAATAGTGCATAATCCAGAAGTTGAAAAATGACTTGAAATTAAACTAACATTATAATTACTAAAAATATGAAATTTATAAAATTTACCCTCAAAATTTTCTAGTCCATTTTGATTAGATCCTATATAAACCTTTAAAGAATTTTTATTTCCAAAAAATGCCCCCAAGTTTGAACCAAAGTAATCTATCATTTTTTCAAGTTCAAACCCTATTGGCAAGTATGTATCTGGAGATATAGATGTAAAAGTTTGTAAAGTTGTTAAACTTTCATTATAATAAAAATAATATTTTATTGATGTATTTTCTAGTGTTGCTTTAAAATAATTGTTATTATTTATATCATAAATTGTAAATATTGATTGAACGTTTGATATCGCTGTATCAAATTTAATAACTGCAGACAACCCATGAATATCTTCGTTAATTGCATAAAAATTATCAAAATATGCATAGGTTTTTTTATTATTCCAGGTAGAGTTAGGTCTAAAAGTAAAATACTCATAACTCTCATCTTGAATAAATTTATTATCATCTATAAAATTTATTTCTGTTTTGTTGTCTAAAAATAAAGAAGGCAAAGAGTGTTTTGTAACAGACAGTGTTTTTTCTGTTGTAGAAACGTTGTCTAGTGTTGCCTGACTCCAATTTCCAATATTTGGATATGTATAGTTGGCTGTATATTCAGAATATGGATAATCTATATAAATTGACGATGCACCGTATGCAGAATTAATTGTTTCTGGAGATATAACTGCTTGTCCATATACCCATCTTTTTTTGGCAATAAGATCTGGAACCAAATAAGAATATATTGCAATACAATCTACTTCATAAGGATTTGCATTTTCATAAGAATAAAATCCAAGCCAGTCTAATTCTTTATCAGATCCATTAAATTCTGAAGGTAAATTTAATAATTCTAAATTAATGTCTAAAGAAATTACCTGTTCTCCGTTTATTATTAAGGATGCATTATTTTGATTCATTTTAATTTGAATCAGCATTGGCCTATACCATTCGCCAATATAATGTGATGCAAAATATTTACCTATAACTAAACTAATAAAACCATCCTCGACATAAAGTCCATCGGTAGATCCAATTGGACCAAAAATTCTTAGTGGATCAACAGAGTCACAATTAATTCTCATCCACATTTCTACTGTATATTCTTGATATTTTCCAGTTTCATTTAAAAATCCAAGACCTGGAATAATTAAAGATGGATTATTTAAATTAGGAACTAATTTTGTAATACTATCTGATCCATAAACCATCGGGACACTTGTATTTTTAGATAATAATTTATTATCTTTAATTAAATAATATCCATTTTTAATGCCAGGAACATAAGGACTTGCTGGGAATGCTCCGTCTATTCCAGTCAAAGCAATTTCTGTTGGTAAAGAAGATAATGTTATTCCTAATGATGTTGTATTAAAGTTTTCAGAACATTGAGCAATACTAAAACCATTTGTAAATATTTTATAACTATCTGTAGATAATGCTCCACCATTAAATTCTATTTTTAATATTGGCCTAAAAGAAGTGCTTTGATTTGGAAAAGTTGACGTATGTGACAAAAATATCCACTTTTGAGAAACATCAGTTGTGTATTTTGTTACTTTTTCAATTGTATCTCCTGAAGAAGTATCATTATATTCAAAACCAATTGATATGGATTTTAAATATGCACTCTCTGTATACATATAACACCCAGAAGTTAAAGTTGCTAAATCAAAATTTAATTGATCTAAATCTATTAAATCTGGTCCAATAAATTTAATTTCTTTTGAAGAGCCTACAAAATTATCAAATTGTATTTGATTTAATATACTATCTACAAATGGTTTGTTAAAGTCTAAAGCACTTGATGTTACAGTTGCTTCAGAAAAGTCCCAGTTAACAATATTTCTTTGAGTAGAAGAAATTAATGATAAATAATCAACATTATCATCTAATGCCCAGAGACCTGTTGGATGCTCTGCAAAAATTTTTTCAGCATAGAGATTAGATTTAATAGACATGACTAGTCTATTTTATCATATTAGCGATTTTCCCAGAGTGGATTTCCCCAATATATATCGTCATATTTTAAACCTGGATATGGAGATTGACCAACTGGAGCATTCCAAAAATCAGAGATAAACATATTTCCATCTTGTACAGTAGTAATTTCTCTTGCAAAATCTTTATTTTCTGGGAAAATTATACAGTCTCCAGGAATTAAATTTTTCCCTATTTTATAGTTTTTAAATTTAAAAAGCCCGCCGTCATAAGAGTCGTTCCATTTGACTATGGATCTAAATACATTATTAGGCCTGTCTACGTTATAACTCATTTGCATCCCATTGCCAGAGGTATATCTAACAATATAACTTTTTCCGAGTATTGGTGGATCATAAAAAACTTTATTGATTTGACTCACGGCTCTTTGAATTGCTACAGTATACTTTTCAAATATATCTACTATTTCTTTTGTCATGTCTCCATATGTAGTTATATCAAAATTAATACCATCTTGATTAAATAATGGATCATGAAGTGGAATATGATTGTCCTTGGTATTAAATTTTACAGAATTTACAAAGTCATCTATTAACTTTAAATCTTCTTTTGTTGCAACGTTAATAATTTGATATGTCATGTTTTTGGTATCCATAACTTTTCATTTCCCTTGCTGTGGTATCTTGCCATAACAAATAATAAATCTGAAAGCCTATTTAAATATTTAGGAATATTAATGTTAACTCCTTCTAATTTCCAAACCTGACGCTCTGCTCTTCTAACAATAGTCCTAGCATTATGCAAAGGTCCTGTAGGCAATATAAAAGAATGAAGCGGTTCTAGATATTTGTTATAATCATCAATAATATTTTCTAAATAAACAATTCTTTCTTTATGTATCTTTATTGTTGGCGCTCCCGCAAGTTCTGCTCCAAGATCAAACAAATCACTTTGGATTCTATCTATAATGTCATTATGATATTCTGTTGCCATTCCAATAGCAGAGTTTGCTTCATCTACTGCGCCAATTGCTTCAATTAAAGTACTACTTTTATCTATTCTTTCATTTGTAGCAGTAGAAGTTTTTCCATCATCGCCAGTTTTTGTATATATACGAGTTAAGTGAACCATTAGTGTCCCGTCAAAGAACGCCAAATATCAACTGTAAATTTATTAGCCATATAAAGTGCAGATAAATTTATAATTAATTGAAAAATATACTGTATGGCTTTAGGCTTATGTTTTTGTAGTGGAAACTCTATAACGTTATCTAATGTTTTGTATGCTAATTTCATGGGAATATAACCTTTCCGTTATTGGCCCAAACTAATCCAATAGAATCTCCTGGATTTAACAACTGCTGATCGACCGCTAATTGTCCCCAACCCCATTCATTAGTTGGAAAAGGAACTTTTTGTTTTTCTTTAACTATAAGTGCCCAGTATGCATTTTCTGGTGGCATTGTTTCACATGATTCCATCATTTGATTTGGAAGCCCATTAACTCTACATACCACACTAAGTCCATACTTTTTAGTTCCTTCTATCTTAAGATTAGCCTTTCTTAAAATATCTAATGCGGTTGTATCTTTAGACGCTTCTATACATTTTGTTATTTTTGTTTGATTATTTAAGACACTATAATCAATATAAAGATTAACACAATCACTATTTGATTTAGTTATACTTTGTAAACCAGCAAAAACTAATAAAAAAATTGCTGCTGATATCAATATTCTTTTCATTTGCTATTTTCCTTTACTGTTTTAATTTCACAATAATCTGTAGTGCAATACATTTCTCCTTGAGCCTCTAAATTATCCACTCCATCATAAATTGCAGACCAATCAATCTTTGCAATTTTACCAACATAAGATTCATACTCTTCTTTACTTATTTCGTTATATGGTTGTTGTGGATAAACCTCATTGCCCATAGGCAAGAAAGATACTGCCTTAAGTTGTCCTTCATACATTTGCAATGCTGGAGCAACAAACTTACTCTCATCTTCTTTATTAAACGACAAGGTTACAGAAACTCCATTGTCTGACCAATATTTTTGAGCAGTTGCTGCTAAACCAATTTTTTCAAAAAGACTTACATCTTTTTCAGATCTTGGATGTCCAGATGCTATTGGGAAATATACCACTGAAGTATTTGCTGATACTAGATCTGCTTCAATCTTATATCCCGCTGCTTTAAATAAATGAAGCATTGGGTCTGTATTTCCAAATCTAACAGCACGTAAATAAAATGGACCTCCAGGACCCCAATGAACTCCAGGAGTTGCTCCAGATAATAAAGAAACAGATCCAGAAGGCTTTACAGTTGTTACACGAATTGATTCACGTACACATAGCCATTCTGAATATGAATGATCATATTGACGAATTTTATTGTATCCTTCATCCATCCATTCACGTAATGCTGGCATTCCTTTAGTATCAGCGAATGATGCAATACCTGTTAATGATGTTCCAATACGACGATTACGCTGCATAATTCCATTTGTTGTTTGCCAGTGTGTTGGAAGAAGTGTAACTGCCTTTCCATATAAATAAGCAAACTTTAATGTACGTAAAAAATCTTCTTTATCTTCATGACGATTTAAATGAACCTCTACCAATGTACAAAGTTCGTAAGACTCCAATGGTTGTTCTGCACATGGATTAAATCCCATAACACGATAATCTTTCCCATCAGCGGGATCTGCTAAGCGTCCATAATTACGAGCAACATCAAGCCAAATAAAACCTGGCTCCCCATTGTTTGAAATTAAATCAACATAATCTTCGTATTTTGTTCCAACTTTTGCATCAATAGAATTATTAGACATCCAAGCCCAACCTGGTTTTGCTGGATCGTAAGAATTTCTTTCTGGAAATATTTCTGGATTTTTTAAATTAATAAAAATATCATCTCCTGCAGTTCCTAATGCAAGGGTAGCGGAACGACGAACATTACCAGCAACAACACATGTTCCAATAAGATTTATAATATCTACAATTGCTCTACTATCTAAAATATCTCCTACTCTAGAACCGATTACGTTACGTATACGTCCATGCAAATCTTTTAATGGTTCTGGACCACTAGCAACACCTCCAAATCCTTTTATTGGGGCTCCTAGAGGCCTTATTAGGTCATAATTAAACTCTTGAATGGGTTGATTTGCCCTAAGAAATGAATTAATTAATAGTCTGACAGATTCTACCCAACCTTCACGAGTATCTGGAATTTCATATATAGATGGTGGCTCTGTTGGTGAATAAATTAACATTTCTTTATCTTGACCTAAAGTGTCAAATCCAACACCTATGCCTAACATTAGTGCATCCATTACCCAAGCAAATAGTGCTCCTGGATCATTACGATCAATATCACGAGTAGATACCATTGCACAGTTTTGTAACGAAGCAGAATTTCTTTTTTCCATAGTCATGGGAGTTCCAAAAGCCCATAAACCTCTACCAGGAGGTGTCCATTTTAAATTAAATAAACGATCAAATGCTTCTTGTGCAGATTTCTGGGCCTTATAGTCATTCCACGGGAGTCTATTTTCTTTCGCATGATTTTTTTGTACTGAGTACATTCCTTCAATTACGCGTTTGCAAACCTCATACCATCTTTCTTTAGTCCCATCTTCTTTCATTCTAGAATATGTCCGAATAAAGGTGACCTCTCCTAAAGAATTAGTAGCAGCATCTTTAAAACCAAAAGGAGGTTCTGTTTTTTTATAACTGTCTACGAAATCTGATGATAATTTAAAAGAAAAAAAGTCTGACATATGCGTAATCTCCTATTGTTTTAAGTAACTAATTATAACAGAGTTTTGCCAATTGTAAAACTCTATATACAGTTAAGGTATAGAGTTATTGAAATCTTGAAACTGTCTGGTGTTTTGGAGCACACCTATTACATACATTATACATCACTTTTGTATAGGGACATAATATTTTTTTTAGTTTATGACCAATAATTTTACATATTAATTTTTTCATATTAAAGAATACTCCATTTATTAGGAATAACTCCAATTAATTTATTTAATGGGGTAATATCATATGCAATAGTAATTCTTGGTTTATCTTCAAACCAATCATCTCTGCCATGAGGATGTCCAGTTTCTGAAAGAATTGCCCTATTATTTTTATTAATATTTTCAAATATGTTATTTTCATCTTTATTTATTTGATAAAATGTTGATGATGGCTCTGCATTTACACAATAATATCCATGAAACCATGGTGCGCCAAATCCTTGTGAATGATCGTGAAAATGTTCTGGTTTTTTAATTGGCGAGACAATTCCATTATCACTTTTATAGTCTAAATTAAACCAACCACGAATTAAATATTTCTCTTTATTAAAATCTATATCATAATAATCAGATGCTTCTTTTGTTAAAGAGCGTAAAGCCAATTGTAATTGATATATTTCTTCATTAGCAAAACTAAAAATATTGTAATGGTCTATTCCTAGCCAAGTCATCATTCCGTGTTTTCTTGGATATTTATTTAATGTGATATCAGGTAAATTTAAAATATTTTGACCTAAAAACTTGTCTTCTATGACTAGTAAATAATCATATAATTCTTCTAAATTATTCTCTAGAACAACATCAAAAAATTTGTGAGGCTTTTTCATGCTAAAGGTATCCAATGTTGCTCCCATTGATGCATGATTCCTCTAAATGGAATTACATCATAAGCAATGGTTATTCTTGGTCCATACCAGTCCCAATTCCCCATAGCATGTGGATGTCCAGTTTCAGATAAAATAGCACGATTATTTTTATTTATATTTTCTACTTCTTCATTAAAAACTTTATAGTGCGTTGTTGATGGCTCAGCCTGAACACAATAATATCCATGAAACCATGGTGCGCCTTCTCCGCCATGTTCATGCCAATCTAATTTTCCAACATTATTGTAGTTAATATTAAACCATCCTTGTATCCAAAAATCTTCTTTTTCAAAATCAATTCCGTAATGATCACATGCTTCAAGCGTCATAGATCTTACTGATCTAAATAATTTATGAATTCCAGGATGATAAAATTGAAATACGTTATATTTGTTCCATTTGCTAGTTGTTATGCTGCCAGACTCATCCCAGGGAGTTTGCTCTCCATTGTCATATTTTAATATTTGTCCCGCTTCAATTCTTTCATATTGAAAAATAAGGAATTGCGATAAATCAACAATATTATTATCTAAAGTTCTTTCAAAAAATTTATGAGAAGTAGCACTTTTACTTGTACTTTCAATATTACTATTTCCGTACATAATTTCCTTTCTTTAATACATTAAGCACATAATCAGTATAGCATAAACATTTTTATATAGCAAAAAAAATAAATAGATTAATCTAAAATATTATTATCTTAAATTAATCTATTTATTATAATTAACGGAAGTTTGGTGGAGAAAAACCAAATGGTGTAAATCCAAAGGCGCCGAATGGTGTAAATCCAAAGGCTCCGAATGGTGTAAATCCAAAGGCTCCGAATGGTGCAAATGAGAATGTTGTTGTTACGTTTGCAGAGTAACTAGAGAATGCAGAATCTCCATTAGCATTTGTTGCTTTAACACGATATGCTTGTGTGGTTCCTTGTTCCTGAGAAACTGTTACTGATGTACCACTTGTAGTTCCACTCTTTGAGTCATTTGATTCCCAAGTATAACCAGTAATTGCTGTACCTCCATTTGCTGGGGCTGACCAAGATACGCTATCATTTCCTGCTGAAGGTGAAGATACGCTTGGTGCAGAAGGAGTTGCTGGAACAGTTGTAGCAGTAACAGCAGAAGCACTTACGCCTGCTGTTTCAGCATATGCATCATAAGCCTTAACTGTAAATGTATATGATGTATTGCTTGAAAGACCAGTAATTTGTGCAGTGCTTGTTGGATGAGTAATAGTGGCCTTTAGTGTGGCACCATCATACACTTTGTATCCTGTTGGTGTATTTCCTGTGCTTGGATTTGTCCAAGATACATCAATTCTTCCGTCATTGAATGCACGACCAGAACCTACGTTGGTGGATGTTACTCCAGTTACATTATTTGGTCCAATAAAGTTATCCTGTGCGGAAGACTTTGTACCTTTTCTTACTGTTGCCACTATTGTCTCCTTGTGTTAATTTTATTAAGCGGTTAGATCTCCAAGAACTACCCAAGTATCTGCTGCACGCTTGAATAGCGTTGCAGATGACCACTGAGTACGTAATTTTAGACCTGGAGTACCGTTAACAGTAACTCCACCAGCGCCAGCAATTGTTACCTGTCCAGCGCCAACCTGTAGTACATCAATTGATGTTCCTATTGGGAAGTTCACGCTTGAATCTGCTGGAATAGTAACTGTTGTTGAAGAAGCACTACCTACTTCAATCAAATCATCTCTTTCAGTTAAACTTGAAAGTGTGTATGATGCTGACTTAGATATAATTGTTGTTTGTGATGGAATACCTTCTTTTGTCTGAGTTCCGTCTGAGAATGCTACACCACCTGATGCGGTAATAGCATTTGCTGATTCAAGGGCTCCAACTGAGAGGGTATCAAGAGACGCTGCTGTAAAGTCTACAACAGTTGCAGGCTCAACAGTCAAATCTTTAAATAGTTTCCACTTACCATCTGTAACGTCTTTAACGATACCAGCATGCTTTGAGGAACCATCGTTATATCCTACAACAAGGCCTAAGTCTGTTATATTGTTTGCATTATCATGACCTAATTGTAGAAGTGTGTCTTCAATCTGAATCTGTGTTGCAGACACAAGAACGTTGCTTCCGTTTACAATGAAGTTTCCGTCTACTGTAAGGTTGTGATCAATTTCTACTGAGCCAGTAAATGTTGCTCCAGATAGTGAAGCCTTTCCGTCAATTTGTGCTTGAACGTTAGATGTAACTCCATCTAAGTAACCAATTTCTGTATCTGAAACTCCAGCAACTTTATCTTGCTTATTTCCAAGATCGGTTGTTAAACCTGAAATCTTAGATTGTGCAATTGCTGCGGTGTTAGAAATATGAGAATTATTAATTGCCTCATCTGCAATGTGTTCTGCTGCAATTGAATCATCAGAAATCTTTGAACCATCTACTGCATCTGCACCAATTTTTCCATTGGTTACCGCACCAGTAGCAATTTTTGCTTCTGTTACAGATGCATCAATAGGATTTCTTTCGTTTGTTAATGTTACATCATTGTTATAAACTAATGCTGCTGTATTTGAGATACCATGTGCATTTAAAGTTAAATTAGCATGGGTTGTTAAATTGTTTGCATTGGTTTCATTTCCTGTTTCTAATGTTCCAATATCTGTAAGTGTGTTTGATACGAAACCGTTATAATTACTTATATGACTGTCAAGACTATTACCTACGCTAGAGATATTTGCCTGAATACTGGTAAAGGTGTTTGCTACGTATGCTGAATAACTAGCATCATCATTAATTGCTGCTGCCAATTCATTTAATGTGTTTAATGCATTTGGGGCACCATCAATTAAATTACCAATTGCTGTATCTACTAAGCCTTGAACTTCTGATGAGTCAAAAACTATAGAAGCATCTACGAAGTATGCTAGGCTGGACCATGCGCTTGATCCATTACCTACTTTAAATTTATTTGTATCGGTTTCAAATCCGATTTCACCTGCTGCCAATGTAGGGTTTGCTGAAGTCCATTGTGCTGCAGTTCCTCTGCGCTGTTGCATTCTTGTTGCCATTTATATTTCCTCCAAGATATAGTGCAATTATAACAGACTTTTAGTTAAAGTTATCAACTGCAGTGCCACCATCATAAGTTAAGTCCCAAGAAGATGTTGACGGTGTACCGCCATCTGCTGGTGTGCCTTGTGGTGCATTATAAAAACCACTAGATACAAATTGACTTACTATAAATCCAGTTCCATCAATCGCTGTATCGTGAATGTGGTCTGGAAGACTTAATGTATCATCTACCGCTGCCTGTGTATACCATGTTCCGTTATAGTAAACATTAACTCTTGATGTTAATGTATCAAACCATAGTTGTCCATTAGATGGTGATGATGGTGCTGTATTTCCTACTGGCATACCACCAGTTAAAGCATCTACATATCCCTTAGTTGTAGCATGTGTAGATTCTGTAGGAGTGGCAACAGTAACTGTGCCTCCAAATGTACCGCCAAGTGTTACGGAAAGTCCGTTCTTGACTTTGAAGTCTTTATTTACTGTTGCCATTTTATCTCCTAATTGTTAATTTATTACTTTAGTAATGTTCCAATAACAGCAACTGTTGAGGTGTTGTTAGAGGTTGTGACACGTAATCTAACATCTGAACCACTTACATCTGCTGAAACTGATCCAAGAGAACCATTTGTTCCAACTATTGCGTATTCTGTGATTGCAACGTTATCTGATGTGTCAAGAGTCAAAATAACCTTTGAAACATCTGTGTGAGATCCATTAGCAATTTTTACTAAGAACTCAGCAGAACGATAATCTGTTTTAGCCCATGAAACTGCTGTGCTTGTGCTTGCAGTTGCAACAGATGCTTCTGCTGCTACCTGCTTTGCCACGCTAGCAATTTCTACTGCTGGGAAATCTGGAGTTACTGCTTCAAGGGCTGTAACTGCACGAGCATTTGTAAAGTATAGATTTGTTGTTCCCTCAAGTAGATCATCTGTATCTGAATCTGCAACACCGTTTTCTGCGGTAATTGTTAATCCTGAGCCATCTCCTGTAATTGTGATATTTGTAAGTGTTGCAGAAGTTAACAAATTTGCTGCTGCAGCCTTAGCACGAGCATTTGTAAAGTATTGCTCTGTACCTTCTGCAATGTCTGATGTTGTTAAGGCATCTGCATAATCTTCTGCTGCTGATAAAGCATTTGCTGCTGCTCCCGCTGCATCGTATGCTGCTGATGTTGCAGAAAGTGCTGCTGTGTTGAAGTCTGAAATATCTGCTGCATCAAGTCCGCTTACTGCAATTGTATTACCTGTAATTGTAATATTATCGCCTGCAGTTAATGTATTTTGTTTTCCTCCAACTAAAGTTGTTAATGAAGTTGCAAAATTTGCATCATCGCCAATTGCTGCTGCCAACTCATTTAATGTATTTAGTAGTTCTGGAGCGCCATCAACAATATTTGCCACTGCGTTTGATACGAATGCAGTAGTTGCAATTTGTGTTGTGTTATCTCCAGGGTTTGCTGTTGGAGCAGTAGGTGTACCACTTAATGCTGGTGAAGCAAGAGGAGCCTTATCATTTAATTGTGCTTGAACGTTTGATGTTGCTCCACTCAAATAATTGATTTCAACTGTAGTTGCTGTTACTCCATCTAATAAATTAATCTCTGATGAACTTGCAGTTACTCCATCAAGAATATTTAACTCTGCAGTTGATGCTGTAATTCCATCAAGAGTGTTAAGTTCTTCTGTAGATAGTGTGGCACCATCTAGGATGTTAACTTCTGTTGCTGTAGCAGTTACGTTTGTTAAGTCTGTAGTTGCAATGTAAATATCTGCAGTACCGTCAAAAGTTTGACCAGCAATATTTCGTGCTGTTTCAAGGGCTGTTGCTGAATCTGCATTGCCAGTTACATCTCCAACTAAATCTGCTGTAATTACGTTTGCTGCAAAACTTGCATTTGCATCTCGTAATACAATAGCATTTGCTACTGATTGTGAATTTGCTACTCCACCAACAAGACCTTGAATGTAAGTCTGATCTGCGGATGATTTTGTAAGAATGTCAAAATTGTTGATGGTACCTGTTGAACCTTCAACAATCAGACCATTTTTTACCTTAAAGTCTTTTGCGACTGTTGCCATTGTTTATCTCCTTGTTAGGCCTTTAATCCTATACGTGCATAACGTACAGTGATTGGGGTTATTCCTGGTGCAGGGGTTACAGTAATTGCTACTGTTCCCGCTGCTTTTGAGACACTAACGGTTCCAATATTCCCATCGTTGTCAATCGTGCCATATTCGCTAACAGATACATCTGATCCATCAACTAATATGGTCATCTCTGTGGCATAATATTTATTATCACCAGCAGAAGTCTTTGCAATAGAGATAATGTATTTAACCATTCTCCATTCTGTTGCACTAAAACTATCAATTACTGTGGCATTTTCAATACCAGAAATTGTGTTTTCGTTATTACCAGCGGATCCTAGATCTGTAGATCTGGCTGCGGTAGAATCAATTAATTTTTCGTAATCTGTCTGCGTAGGACGATCACCTGTTTGAAACAGAGTCTTTACTGTGGATAAGGATACGATTGCCATGGGTTTATTATAACATTATTTTTTTAACTTTTTTATCCAAATCTGATATCCATTAATTAAAATTTCAACATCGTTTTTATGTTCTTCTAGAAATTTGTCTATACCCATCCTAGGCTCTAATTCTAAACTATTTGTATCATGTTTCCATAGATAATCATCAAATGCCATTATGCCCTGATCTTTTAAAAGCGGGAATGAAAAAATAGCGTCTTGATAAACTCCATTAGATGTATGGTCTCCATCTATGTATATGAAGTCAAACTTTATATTGCAAGTTTGTAAATAAGACAAACTTGTCCCCCTATATTTTTTAATATTTGAAAACTTAGACATTCTCTTGTCATATAAGGCCTCAAGGTTTTCCCAATCAAAAGTCTTGTGTATTAATTCGTCGGATCCCCGCCAAGTATCTACGTCAGTTAAAAATGATGTTTTATTAGTTAGTATATTCTTTAATAACCATTCTGAAGCATCTCCAGTATATGCCCCAATTTGTAAAAAATTAAGTTTTGAGAGATGCTTATATTCATTAAGACATTTTTCAAAGTTTTTTGTATGAGTATGAAACCAATTAGGATAAGCCATATTGTTCCCAAAAAGAAATAACATCTTGTCTAGATTTATAATGAATTCCATTTGGGTTTTCTTTATCTTCTTTTGTATTGTTTGGAGCAGTAATAGATGTTTCAAAATCTACTGAGTAGGTAAACAATGGCTGGGAGTAGCACTTAAATCCATAGTAAATAATAAAATCTGCAAGAGCCATATAATTGTTTGGTAAAACAAATTTTCCATCAATAAAATATTTATCAATTATTTTTTTTGCACCCTGTCGTGTAATTACGTAACATGCTGCAGACCAATCTCGGTATTCTCTTATATGAAAAGAAGTATTTACTTGAAAATTATGAATAATGCATAATTGTAAAATATCATATTTTTGTTTAATAGATTTAATAAAATCATTAAAAGTAAAATTCCAATATTTGATAGTTTCAAAACTTAAATCATCCTCAATGATGATTGCATAATCAGATTCTGAATTTTCAAGCCAGTTTTTAATTGTACTTAAATGAGAGACCGTTGCACCTAATTCTGAATCCGTTAAAGATAAAGAATTTCTATCAAAAACTAATTCTTCCCAATTTGCAGAACTGCCATCTATTGCCTCAACAATATTATAATTTAATAGACCATTGTCATTTAATTGTTTTGTTATATAATCAAATCTATCTTTTCTTGATTTTAAATTAATAATATATACGGGCTCAAAGCCCTCTAACTTATTTGAACCAGTATGTTCCGACATGTTGTACCCTCACATAAGGAGCGAGATAAATTTTGCCACCGCTCTGTCTCCATAATTTACAAAATTGATAATCTTCTGACAACAATCTTTCACTTTTATCATCAATAATTGCTTGCCAAAAATCATAAATAGGGTCTCCAAACATAATGGATCCGATTTTATCTTGATCACATCGATATTGCTTTACATTTTTTTTGATTGTTTCAAAAACTTTTCTAGATATCAACATTAAACCAGTTCCAATATACTCTACTTCTACAATTTGATTTGGATTTTCTCTTAATTCTTTTTTTTGATCCTCATTCATATTAACATTATAAATAGCAGTAAATTTTTCCAAATCTGGCTTATCTTCTTTTGCTGCACGTCTTACTCTTTCCCAATTAATTCCCTTCATTGGTACCGCAGCGCCTACCAAGTCTACCTTTTCTTCAATCATTTTTAAAATACCTTTAGATACAAAACCTTCATCTGCATCTATAAATAAAAGATAGTCGCTATTTGTTCTTAAAAATGTTTCAGTTAATATATTTCTTGCTCTAGTAATTAAAGATTCATTTGCAATATCAATAAAATTTGCTGCATGGCCAGCCTGAGATAATTCTCTAACTAATTCTAAAATACTTTTCATGTAAACGCCAGTGCACATGCCACCATACATTGGTGTTGCAATTGTAATATGTGCCATGTTGTCCTTTCTTACAAAATGTAGTTGCTAAATCCAATTATTTGCAATGGAATTGGTGGAACATTTGTTGAACTATACCCCTCAACTCCTATGCTTGTAAATCTAACTCTAAAAGGTAATACTTCATTTATTATAACTATTCTAGGATAGTCTTCTTGTTTTATTTTTTTTGTAATGGCAACAGGGGTATCAAGTACTACTGCTTTTGCCATTAGTCTGTAACATCCTCAAGAACGACTATGCTTCCTTGAGCAACTGTCCAAACTTGAGCATTTCCTGCAGAAGATAGTTGTATATCAAAGATATCGCCTGTTTGCAAAGAAACCGATTCTTCTGCTGTTAAAGAAACCGTAAACTCGCCATCTGCATCATCTGCGTCTGCTGCTGGAGTTAATAACATAATTGTTGTTGCATTGTCAGTAATTTTTCCTAGGTCTGATGTATTCGTCGGTCTTTTAATTTTCATTAAAATACTCCAGTCTGGAATATTAAGTGGTTGTTTTGCATCATCTGTTACATAAACTTTAAACGCAGAAGTATCACCTTTTACAAATGTCCATAAAACTGTTGGTGGTCTTTCTCCAACATTATATTGCCTCGAACTACTTCTACTAGTTGCCATAGTTTAATTATAACACTTAGATACCGTTTTTAACAGCACCCCAAGTGGCATTTCCTCCCTTGATTGGCGCTACCAATAATTTACCAGTGGTAGAGTTAGAATATGCTACTACTGCAACTACAGCAGATCCAGATGTAGGCCTGGTAGTTGTCAGTCCACCAGATAAACTAACATATAATTTATCACCTTCATCATAGGAAGATGTATTAATATCTTCTAAAACTCCTACGGTCACAACGATTCCATCATTTTCATTTTGCATAGTTGCTTTTGCTAAACCAATACAAGGAAATGTATCTATATCGTTTGCCTGACATTTTGCTATCGTTGTTCTTCCGTTTGCATATCCAGTAATATAGACTGGAGTTCCTTTTGTTATTGCTACCCCGCTTGTATTTCTTACATCTAAAGATAAGTATGGAACCTGTAATGCGGTAAGTAAATCATTAACTTTTTCTGCCATTTCCTGCATGTCAGAATGAACGTTGACAGGATCATCTGCGAGAGGATATGGTATTTCTTGAGGATTTGTTAGACCAGTAGCCATGATTTTACATTATACCATTAAAAATATATCTACTTGACTTTTGTTTGTTGAACTTGCTATAATTAATGCATTGACACCGAAAGGTGTCATTTTGTTATAGGAGGCGGTATATGATCAAGGACAACCTAGTAGTTGGTGGCTTAGCATTTTTATTAGTTATATCAACCCTTTTTAACGCAAGTAATGCTCAGGCAATAAAGCAACAAGAAATGTTAGAACGGGCATCAATTCCAAAATTACTTAAATATCCTTCTCACATGAGGGTTTTAGAAAAATATAAAGATGCCAAATCTTTAGATGGTCAAGAATGCAAAGAACTTTTATCTGCTATTGGATTTGAAGGCAAGGCATTAAAAATGGCATGGACAGTTGCTCAAAAAGAATCTAACTGTAGGCCAAAGGCTTTAAATAATAACTCTAAAACTGGGGATAACTCTTACGGTATTTTTCAAATTAACATGATTGATGAATTAGGAGAGGCTAGATTAGAAAAATTTAATCTAGACTCTAAAAAAGAATTATTTGATCCAGTAACTAATGCACGTATTGCTTACCACATGAGCAATAAGGGAAAAAATTGGTCTGCTTGGACATATTTAGATGGAGAAAGATTTAAAGAGTTGTGGACGGAATACCCAACATCTAAAAATAAGCAATAGCGGTATATTTAGTTCCGTTTGTGACTGGTAATTCTTTATGCTTATAATTCTCATTTGATGGATAAATTAATATTTCTCCTGCTGACATAGATATTAAATCATTACCGATTCTATTTTCAAATTGAATTTGTCCTCCAGTATAATCATTATTTAAAGCAAACACTACAGTGTAGTTATAAATATTTTCTTTTCTGTTTTTATCATCATGAAAATTTTCATTAGTTATATTTTTACAAATAGTCCAATTAGTTATTGTTTTTACTGTTAATTCAAATTTATTAATATAATCTATAATACAAGGAAGAGCATTTTTATTTAACAAAATTCTAAACTTTGCCTTTTCTTCATCTACACTAGATAAAAAATTATAATTTAAATTTAATAAAAATTTATCAGCGTTGTCTAGATAGAAGATTTTACTATCAACAGTTATATCTGTTTCATTACTATTATTTTTAGAAGAAATTTGCCAAATATTTTCTTCAACTTTTTTTTCGTTTATATCATTTATACAAGATAAAAAATTTATATCTGTATTGCTTGAATATAAAATAATTTTATCATCTAAATTTTTTGATATCATAACTATTTACCATTTCCTGCAAATATAACAAAATTTTCTGTAAAATAAAAATGTCCATCTGCTATATCTATTTTAATAGATGAATCGTGATACTCTTTATTTTTATTTTTACTATAATCATAGTCAATAAAAATTTCCAGGTTTTCTAAATTTTCTGTTGAAAATGATGGATTTAATTTTCTTATTTTTCTTTTATACTCGTCGTCTATAATATTTAATGTATAAGCATTCTGTAACATAAAATCTGAAGCAAATCTAGTTTTATAGTCTACTGCAATATACTTATAATGATTTATTGGAGATTTATTTAATTCAATAAAAGGAGTTATTTTTTCATTGTTTATAGAAATAGAATACACCTCAGATTCTGATACCTCAAAATTTTCTATTGGTTTATTTTGAATAATATATTTTTTATAAATATCAACTATATCTTTTATTTCATCATCTTTAACTTTTAAAGATAATATTTTATCTCCAACTTTTAAATTTTTAACTTCAACTAAAGTTTTATTGCTTAAGTATATTTTTTCATTAATCGATAAAGATCCGCCAGATGACATGCTACGCCCTATCTAAAGTTTGGTGGTGCAAAACTAAAAGGAGTGAAACCAAAGGGAGTGAAACCAAAAGGAGTAAAACCAAAAGCACCAAATGGAGTAAAACTAAAGGTATAATTTACTAAATTTACGGTTGTTCCTAGTGCAACAACATTTCCACTTGGAATGCTTTGACTTTTAATCGTATTATTTAGTCCATTATCTGCTGTATTTTCATTTGTTGTGGAGTAATTAATTCCTAATGCGGATAAAGTAGACTCTGCTGTTGTTTTATTCTGACCAACAACATTTGGAATTGTTGCCCTTCTAAAAATTTTATTTCCACGGCCAATATTTTTTGCCATTATGTAGTCAAGTCTCCCATTGCCACCCAAGTATCTGTAGCACGTTTTACTAAAGTTGCACTAGACCATTGTGTTCTTAATTTTAATCCTGGAGTTGAGTTTACAGTTACACCAGATGCTCCTGCGAGTGTTACTTGAGAAGATCCTGTTTGTAAAATGTCAATCGCTGTACCTATGGGGAAAGCAACAGAACTATTTAAAGGAATAGTTAATGTTCCTCCCGCTGACATCTCAACCATTTTAAAAGAATCAGCAATTGTTAATGTATAGGATGAAGATTGTTGGTTAAAAGAATATACTGGATCTGTGATAGATTGCCAGGTAGAGCCATCATATACTTGTAAATCATTAATTGTATTACCAATTGCATCTTGTTTTAAAAATACTACTGTTCCATAAATTGGAGAAGGAATTGCAGTATTTCGAGCAGAAGGATTAAGAAAAATATTAAGATTTTTAGCAATTACTGTAGATGCAAAAGTTACCGAACTAGAAAAGTCTTGTGAAGATGACCAAGTATAAGAGGCAGCGGTATTTACTAATCCGCCAATAGGATACCATTGGCTTGTTGCTTCATCGTAAACATATGCTGGTCTTGAAGTAGAATTAATTGCTGCCACTATATCACCTGAATAAATGAAATTGAGGTTTGATCATAAACATATAACTCTAAGGGAGATGTTCCTTTTCTTAGCCACAAAGTTCCGTCAGTTAATCCACTTGTTGGCTGTGTATTTTGATAAATGCATGTTGCAGATATTGGAGCACCAGTAACTATAGCATTGGATTGTAGCCATAAAAATCCATCGACTGGATTAATTGGCTCTTCGTCTTGAACATCAGCAGCAGCAGCGGGATTTGCAAGAGTGTCATCTATCTGATCTTGTAAATCATTAAGAGTATATGCCAAAGATGGATTGACTAACTGTTCTAAATCTGTATTATTGACGTCATAGGTTTCTGATCCATAGTGATATAACCTGAGTGCTGCTTGGATGTCCGCAGCATCATCGTATCCAGGAATTTTGGTTGGATATACATTTCCAATATTTTCAGAAGCCATAATTCACCACCTTGCTCATTATATCACGATTCCTCTGTTGGATCTAATATGATTGTAATTAAAAGATGTACCGTAACAGTCTCTGCCAAGTTGCTCCATGTTCCAGAACTTAACTCTGCTGCTGTCAAAGATATAGACAAGGTATCACTACTTGACCCAGTTATAGCAACAGATGTTATTGATGCTGCTGTTGGATTAGAATGTCCTATAGAAAACTTGATTGAAAAGTTTTCTTCTGTAAGTGGAGTTCCAGCAACTTGAACAATGTCTGCAATGGGAATTGATATTGTAGTTGTTCCAGATGTAAAGGTTTGTAAAAAAACATTAGAATAGAGTGTTGGATTAATTTTTAATATTGGAATCCATGTATTTGTACCAAGACTAGAAATATACTGGTACATATAAGAATAATCCTCCCCAGGAGCGTTATTTATATATAGATCATTTAGGTATAAAGTTTGACCAAAAATAGCACTATTAGTTGTTAAAGAATTAGGAGCACCAGTACCAACAAAAACCTTGCTACCACGAATTCCAGTTGCGCCTATATCTAATTGAACATTGACTACTGGTGGTGGCCCAAGCACAGTAATGTCATCGGTATTTACTAAGACTTCTACTGACATTAAACTGCTCCAGTCACATCATCTGTTACTGTAATTGTTCCTGTTAATAATGTAATAATATTCGTGGCGCTAGAGTTAATTTGAACATCATATACATATGTTCCTGCTGCTAATGCTCTTCCCACTGCTGGTAAAATTGTGCAAGTTACGGTATCATTTGTAGTATTAATAATGGCCTGGGCGCTAGTCTTAACTCCAGCAGTTCCTCTGGCTGTTGAAATAGTATAGGCACCATTACCAATATATGTGTCTAACTGAAATGTAGTTCCGTCTGAATTTTTTGGGGAAATAACAAATTCGTGAGTGTCTCCACGATAGTAATTAAAATTATAGGTACCTGGAAATGCCACAATATCTCCTTATGCTTAAAGTATTATCATTATACCATTAAGAAACAAAAATTGTAATGCTTTTCATAACAAGTTCTGCTGGGAAATCTGTTCTAATCTGAGGTTTGGCATAGCATTTAAAATTTTCATCTTCGATATATAAGGTTTGAGATATAGAAAAATTATAGGTATTTTGATATTTTAAGGTACCAACAAAACTTACTGGACCATCATTTAATTCTGAAAATAATGTTCTTACCCAAACGTCAGTGTTGCTAGACTGTGTAGATATTTCTATATCATAAGAGACTTCTACCTTTGCTCCTACTTTAACTCCAAGAAAATTTAAAGCCCTAATGTCATTTCCCCATAAAGGATCTCCTTTTATTGGTAAAAATTTTTCAATTGGTTTTCTATCGTGAACAAATAAAGATACCCATCCGCTATCTCCCTCTGTAATTCCAAGAATAAAAATATCATTTCTATCATTATAATATTTTGACCAGCCAGGTTGTTGTCCAGATAAAGTTATTCCATCTATACCATCTTTTCCTGGAATACCTCTTTCTCCCCTTGGTCCTGCATCGCCCTTTTCACCTTTTTCACCTACATCACCCTTATGTCCTTGCTCTCCTTTGGGTCCTTGAGGTCCTGGAGTTGGAATATGCATTACCTGTGTAAGCGGAATGTTGGATGAATTATTTTGTTGTGCTTCAATTACTTGCTGAATATATTTATCTTTACTGTCAAATGGGGTTGGCACATTTTTACTAACAGCCATGACTTCCTACTTTTTTATTTTTACTGTTTTAACAGTTCCAGATGCAGTGATTCTAATTACATCTGGCAAATTTGTTTTTATATTACTAACTTTTATAACTGCCATTATATTCCTGCGCTCACATCGCCAAACACTGATATGGTTCCAAGAATTGGAGTCCAGACAGTTTGATCAATTGTTGCCTGTAAGTCAAACGATAACTCTGCTACTACTCCTCCAAAAGCAGTTCCCCATTCAGATGTGATTTCAGCGGGAGCAGTAACAATAACATACCCATCAAAAGCCTCTACCTCTAGTTCATCTATAATATCAGTTTTACGATCATAGGCACTAGCAAGAAACTCCCAATCGTCTATATCTAAATAGGTAGTTTCATCATCATTCAAAAAATCAACTCTTATCGTGGAGGTGTCACCACGTATAACACTCCATCTTATAGTAACTGGGTCAGCCCCAAAAATCTCAGGTTCGCAAGAGGACATAATAGGATTATACCACCAAATATCAAAAATCAATTAGGCTAATTTTTATTGATCCCCCAGGTCATTATTATAACAATTGTATAAATTTTAATATAGACATCTCAATATTTAAGATTTATCCCCGACAAAAGAATTCAATGGTGTATACTTAAAAAATATATAAGAAAAAAGAATATCTTTAAACCTTTAATATATTATATATAGTAAATATATGGTAAAATCAATATATGTCAGATATAAGAATATATAAAGATCAATTTAATGACTCTGAAAGAATTCAGTATTTAGAACTTTTTAAACAACTTCCAGAAAATATATGGACTCAAAGCGATTGTACTGATGAGGAAGTAAAGCAATTAAAATATTTTATGCCATCTATTGTAAAGTTTAAACTATTAAAAATGCATTACTATATGATGAATACTATTTCAAAAGATTTTAAGTTAGATGAATATAATATAAAATTAACTCACCCTGGAGATCAGTTTTTAATTATGGATAACTCTTTAACAATAGATAAAAGAATAGTGGGCAATAGTCTAGGTCCACATGCCGATGTTCCAACTGGCACTTTTGCTAAAGAAAAAGGAGTATTTTTTGAAGATGGAACCAGTCCAATAACAATGTCTTGTGTTTTTTATTGGAATGATGACTTTGAAGGAGGAGAATTAAATCTTTATTCTAGTATAAACTCTAAAGATTTAATAGAGAGTCCACATTTATATGATTTTACAAAAATACTGCCAGATTATACCTATAAGCCAGTTGCAGGAGATTTAGTTGTTTTTCCATCTCATATAGTTCATTCTATTCAGCCAATAATAAATGGCACAAGATATTCAACACAATACTTTTACGAAAGAGAATATTCTAAATAATTATTTATTAGAATTTTTTACTACGTGTTCTATCAACATATCTGTAACTTTGTCAATTTTATCTTCTAGCCTAATATTATTTGCCTCTAATCGGTCGACCTGATCACGGAGGCTTGACCCTCCATTCGGTTTAAATTCTGCTCTTATTTCGTCAAAATAATGTTTTGTCAACCACTTGATACTTCCTGTTACAAATGCTACAATTGTGCATATGGAAACTATTAGGGCTGTGGTATCTATTGCTGACATAATAATCCAATTATAACATTTATTTTAGGAGAAATTAAAAATTAAAAACGCTATTTTAGAAACATTGCAGAGATCACAAAAAATAATTATCTCTCCAGATATTGATGGTTTTATGTCGGCGGAGTTATTGCAGCGTAAATTCGGTTCGGTAATAGTTGGCACGTATGACAAAAACATATTATGTCTTGCTGACGATGTTACGCCTGAAGAATGTCTTTTCGTCGATTGTGATATGAATACAAAAGAATTTGTTTCGGTCGGTAATCATATGAGAATTGAAAATGACAATATGGCTGATGCGTCGTTTAATCCAAATCGTTTTTGGAATACAAAAATATATACCTCAAAGTTTCCGTTCGCAACCTGTTTTTTAATTTCGTCGGCGATAGAGATTGATCTTGATCTATATGACTTAAAGCGCATGGCTCATGCTGATTCAACATTAACTAATATGGATAATTACAGCACTAACATGCTTAAATGGTCAAGTAGGCTCAGAGACTCTGATGTCAAACCAATTATCGAACAAACCTTAGATATCTCAGATATTAGAACAAAGTATCCAAACCAATCATTTGTGTCTAAAAGGTTTGGCCAGGATAGATATTTAACCACATTAAATGCTGCCCTAGAAAGCGAGGGTATGAAGTATTTACCAATTACCACTGGTAAGCGTTATATGGCTGATAAGGTTGGTATTAACACATTGCTTAGATATATGGACGATATAATTTCATATGCTGAGATATATTCAGGCGAGTATAGTGTGACGTATAACCAGGAGATAGAGTTTAGATGACCAAGGATGTTAAGCCATGGGATTTGATTAATCCTAATCAGCCCAAGAGCGAAGAAGAGATTGTTAAATCCCGTCTCGAAATTTGTAAGGCTTGTGAATACTTTAGACCTAAGACAGAAACGTGTCGTAAGTGTGGATGTTTTATGAAATTAAAGACAACATTGGCAAATGCAAAATGTCCGATTGGAAAGTGGTGATATAATCAATATATGTTAGATTTTAGAACAATGCCACACATTGTAGTAGATGATGTTTTTACCGAAGATGAAATGAAGTCAATCTATAAAAAAATTGATAGCATTACGGATTCAAACCTTGCATCTGGAAAAGATAAATATGAAGGTTTCTTTAGGGTTAAGAGCAATGGATTTTTAGTATATACAGATGATGAGTTTCAAAATTTTTGTACGCCTCGCCTTAGAAAAAAAATTGAAGAGTTAACTGGAATTAAAGTTACAAAAATTGGCATGCACTTTTCTAGGTATCAGGCGTATGATGGTTTGAAGCCACGTTTAATGCCACATCTAGATAGGCATTCTAAAACTGCTAATTTAACTATGACAGTGCAATTACTCGCTACCCCATTTGATGATAAAAATAATACAGAAAAAGAATTGCAGTGGCCTTTGTATGTAGACACTACAGAGGTTGCAATGAGGCTTAATAGAGGTGTTTTATTTTGTAGTAATTATCAACTACACTGGAGGCCAGATTTAGAGTTTAAACCAGAAGATCGTTACGATACCGTTTTAATTTTAATTAATCAAGATGAGCCAGGAAATCCAGAGTTACCAGATGGAATATTTGCAGACCATGAAGGATTTAATAAGTTAATGAGTACTCATGGACATTTTTTAAAAGAATCAGTAGAATGGCAAAAAGTATTAGATGCTCAAGCGATTCCTTGTACAAACCCCGAATGCACAATTCCAGGATGTGTTAATGGAAATTGCGAGATGTCAGATTATCATCACGATAGCAATAGCGATTATCATCGCAGAGATACCAATAAAAATATTTAATTTTTGTGATCTGATTCAGTCTTACAAGAACAACTTTCGCAGCAAAACTCTTGAAAAACCTTCAATGCCAAACCATCATTTATAATAGATTCGCCATCTTTTAATAATGCGATATTAGGCTCATAACCTTTAGGGGTTTGTCTTCCCCAGGATTCAGGATATTCAGATGCCATTGTCTTCCATGTACTTTAAGCGTTCTTCAAGGTGTGGATCTTTAAGTATTTCTTTAATAGCGTCTATATCTTTTTGACTTGGCATACCGTCGTTATCTGCCATAGAGGCTTCAAGGTTTTCTAGGAATGACATCATTTACAAGTACCGCAATAATTATATATTCTGATGTTTGCTTTGGCTACCCAGAGGGTTTTGCCACAGCCATAGCAAGACTTCATAGAGTATTGTTTCTCTCTACGGTCTTTCCTAATTTCTAGTCCTAGTAAGTGCATATATTTATTTTATCATACCTGAACCTACTTGTCAAATAGTGTATACTGGAAAACTAGATTGGAGAAACCATGATATTTCACAAACACCTACTTGTTAATGCCAAAGTAGAAAATCCTATCAATACCGAAGAGCAAGGCGTTGATTTCCTTACCCGCCTAGTTGAAAGTATTGACATGAAGATTATTAAAGGACCTTTTGCGTCCTATGTTGACAAACCAGGAAACCGAGGACTTACTGCTATCGTAATGATAGAGACTAGCCATATAGCATTTCATATATGGGATGAGATGGATCCATCGCTAGTTCAGTTTGATTTGTATACCTGCGGAGAATTAAATCTCGCTAAGGTTCTTCTTGCTTTTGGAGAAACCTTTAATATTGTAAATCTTGATTATCAATTATTTGATAGAGAAAATGGATTTGTATTAGAAGATAAGGGCTCTTGGCCAGAAATCTGAAAAAATTTTTGTTTTTCACTTTTACAAAAATCTGAATATTTTTCTCAGATGTACGATGCATGATTTAAAAAAAATAAAATAAAAAAGATAGTGAGCACATAAAAGGGGGAAGCCCTCTATGTGTTAGCGTAATGCGACCTATCATAGTTAGCAAGTGTCCCACCATTTTCTAGGTGGGCTTTGCGTCTTAACTGTTCAGCAGAATAACTTAATGTTATTTCTTCCATTGTCTCACTGACCAAACCAAACCAACTACACCAACAAATAACCATGTAGGTACATCTATTGCTAAACCATTTGGGTAGATGTTATCTACATATAGCGAGATGTATTGCAAGTCTAATATAAATTCCACTATGCTACCTGCTCTATCTTGTGCACTAAGTATTCAAACTTTAGTGGTGGATTTACTGAATTGAATTCATCAACGACCTTGATGATATCTTTAATGCTATTAGCGGTTAGCGTACCTTTTTGCAGGCTACCCTGCCAAATTGAGTAAGTGATTTTCATTTAGTTATTCTCCTCTATATTGTATTGAGCAGTTAGAAATGCGTTAGCAAATCCTAATGCTTCTAGCAGAGGTAAATCCTCACGCTTGTATTGTGCTTGTTGCACTCTGCGTAGTTCATCTACTAGATGACCTCCACCATGTTGAGCAACATCTGCTCTTAACTTATCAAAGTTAACTGTATTCATTTTAGTTCTCCTTTCAAGAGACTTTCTTTATACCTGCAATTCTAGCAGGGGGGTCTGACATTTTGAGTGCTTTATTCGCTAGGCTCATTGTGATTTGTATCACACTTACTTGCTAGGCTCACGCACTAAACTTTCTATATTTAATTTATACTGGAAGTTTAACAGAAATAATCCTAAAAGTCAAGGGGCAACACGGCGTGTCGCATGTGGTGTTAGTCACATAGACAAACAGTACAAATCGGACATTGACTCGGGGATTTTTTGAGTTATCCACATGATACAGATCACATCTACGAATCACGCTTAAGTTATCCACATGACATACATCACAGGACACGATGTCCGTTTTGTCCTACCTACTGGCTAGTAAATGTCAGTGGTGCCTGTTATACTTCTAGTATAAAGAAAGTTGAGAAAGGTTCTCAAACTAGAAAGGAATTCAAATGAATTCAAATGTAATAATCCAAGTGTGTAAAACACACGTTCCAAATAAGTCTGCTATCTCAGACGTTAATGATGAGCAATTCACTTTTTGTGAAGTTTGCGAAAATAATATTGAGCGTTGGTATAACGATACTGACCCTGAACGTCTACCAATGTGGACATCTTGGCAGGTGTCTAAATGATAGATTTATTTTGTAAAGTGTGTGATGGCTTTGTGCTATCACTTCCTGCTGATGAAGCAGAATACTTAACTGTTAAATGTTCTAGTTGTTGGGAATAATTAAATGTTAAAAGAAATAAAAAATAAAATTATTCGCATTCAAGAGTTGCGTCGCAGTAATGCTGCGACTGCGATCCCATCAAAGAAAAATTATTCTAGAAAAATAAAACATAAAAATAAATTGCAATAAAAAACCCGAGGGCGTTTTGTACCAAATGTCCGTTTTACGTTTATGTGTTTAAGATCACATAAAAATCTGTCCATATTCTGAGATTTACGGCGTGGCGATTTGATTTTGTCTGCTAATTCTGATAGACTTACGGAGTAAGAAAATAAAGAAAGGAAGTGGCTAACAATGGCTAACTTATACACAATAGAAAATCTCCTAGTGGGAAAAACTTATAACTCTAAAACTTTGCGTGGAGAAATTATCTCAGCAGAGAAATCTCCTCAACCAATTTGGTATGGAGAAAATACTGAACCTTATTTGGTTTCTGTTTATTCTAACGGCTCTTATAAATACCGCACAATTGCGGTGAAGGTTGGTGAGTAAATGGGTTATGTAGAAATCTTTCGCCTTGATGAGCAAGGTGCTGGGTGGGTTGATCTTTCTGAGGCTACCCCTCAAGAATTGCTAGACCTTGAAATAGGCTTATTTCAGGAAGGGGCTTTGTGAGATAAATCACAAGGCAACACGCTCCTAGCAAGTAGAAATTGTCAGGGGTATTTGATAGGATAGTCTTATCAAACAATAAAGAAAGGTGGTCAGAAATGACTTACACTATAAAACTAGAAACCTATAATGGTGCTACTAAAAAAATCAACTTGCCTTCTAAAGGTGCTGTTGCTCAATTCATAAACACTTATCCAAACCAACTACCTGTTGGCGTATCTGTTAAATTAGATTGCGATACTTTAGGTATTAGTGGAACACTTAGAGGAAAGGCGTTAGCGTAATGATAAACTCTGTAATGTCTTTTGACTGTGATGAGTGTAATGGTGCTGGTCTTATCTTTTGGGGTAATGACCTTGACTATGATGTAGAAAAATGTCAATGCGAAGATTTCGCACTTGGAACTTTATTTACTAGCGGAGAGGCTAACTAATGACTAGAAAAGACTATATACAAACCGCAAATATTCTTAAAAGTTTTGTAGATGAAATTCCACAAACTACTTATGAGGATTTAATAAATGAATTTGCTGAGTGGTTTCAATCTGATAATGATAATTTTGATTTCGCAAGATTTGAAACTGCTTGCGGTATTGATGAAATTGGATTAGTGCCAGCATAATAAAAAATTCCTGAGCAAGAATAAAAACTGCTCGAACATTTGTTCTAAAAGCCCGAGGGGGTTTTCCACAGGTTTATCCACAGGGCTTTATGATGTGATTAAAATCACTCACGAAATCTCCCTGAAAATATGTTTGAGATTGGCAATTGTCTGTCGTATCTGATAGGATAAAGATATAAAGAAAGAAGGCAAAATGGGTAAAGTAAAAGCAACACTAATGGATATACTAGAGCACGACTTATGCTATGGCTATGGTTGGATATATCAAGGAAATGGTATAGACTTTGATAGTGAGGCTTGCGAATGTAATCCTTACGCTATTTCTGCTGACGAACTAATAGATTGGAAACTAAACTAATGGAATATAATTATTCACTTACTACTTCATATGATGGGAAGTTAATTCATACCCTGCGAGTTAGCGATATGCTAGAGGCAGTAGACGCTTGGACTAAATGTGTAGACTATGGCACAGCAAAAGAATATGCAACCTATAACTTGTCTGACCCTACAGGCAAGATGTATACTAAAACCTTCTACACTAATGGAGAGGTCGTAATTAAATAATGGGAAGCATAACAGCAATAGGTCTAGCGGATACAACGCTAGACTTAGAAACACAATTACTTTATCACTTACAGGGTAATCACTATCCACCAGTTCCAAAAGAAATGGTTCAACCTTGTATTGAAGCAATTGACGCTTACTATGATGAGGACTATTCACGCATGATAGATATGCCAATGGTTGGTGACTTTCAGATTTTGTATAAAGGTATGAGCCACGCACCAGCACACGCAATAGTTGAACAACACCACTTAGGGTGGTTTATTGAGCCAGTAGATGAGTAAAGACTTGCAAGATAAATTAGATGCAGTTGCAAAAATACTAGAGCCTATTTTATGGGAAACACTAGCAGAAATTGAGGAACAATGAAAACAATAGAAAAAGATGATATTATTCCTATTATGGAATATATTAAAGTAGATATATTAAATGCTAATCAATTAATGGTTGATGATTTAATTAGAGTTGGCGATGAAGTTGTATCTATTGCAAATATAGAATCATTACCAGATGGCTATGTGTTAGAAATTGTTAATGATTTTGGTGAAAGAGAAACAATTCAAGTTGGCGAATACGATAAGTTTGACTTGATGATGTTGCAATAAAAGCGGAGCCGAGGAATGTCCGTTTTGTCCCATTTTATTAATTACGTTGACTTGCAATTTATTCCCAAAAATGTTAGAATAAATTATGACCCAATTAAAGAGATCTTATGACAGAAAAGTTGCCAACGCAGTTACAAAAAATGGAAAGCAAGCCGCAATTGCAAACACGTTTGGGCTCCCCGCTGGAAAGAATTATTCATGCCCTGGTGCCACTAGTGTTTGTGAAAATGTTTGCTACGCAGGAAAACTTGAAAAATTATTCAAAGGAGTAAAGACTAACCTCCTACACAATTGGGAATTGTTACGTAATGCGGATGAGCCAACTATGGTTGATCTATTAGAGAATATGATTGCTGATTTTAAAAAAGATTGTGAAAAGAAAAATGCTCCATTGCTATTTCGTATTCATTGGGACGGAGATTTCTTCAATGATACTTATACCAATGCATGGAAGAGTATCATCCTTAATAATACAGATATAAAGTTTTGGGTATACACTAGAGTACACTCTGCAGCCGTAATGCTCAAGGGTATACCTAATCTATCTTTATACTATTCAACAGATAGCGAGAATAAAGAGATAGGTGTTAGTTTAAAGAAAGATCATGGCATACGCCTTGCATACCTTGCTAAAAATTTTGCAATAGGTCAGGCAGATATGAAAGAGTTATTCAACCGCCCTGGTGCTAAGTGTCCTGAGAATCTAAAGTCAATACCACTTATCTCAAATGCTGGAAGCGCTTGCGTTTCTTGTGGTTTGTGTGTATACTCTAAGAGCGATATAGTTTTTTCATCATCTAAAAAGTAGGAGATAAATGGAACTCTTATTAGTAATAGCCTTATTTATCATGATTATGTTTGCTGGATTAGGCCACTAGTGCCTATTACAGTTTGGAAATGTGATACACATCACAGGTTCCACATCTCAAAATATGAGATACCTAAGAAAATAACTTGTATTTTTGACGAAATAATGTTATTCTTAGGTAGTAAGCCCAACTAACGGAAAGAAGGAAACAAATGGCAGTATCAACAGCAACCTATAAGGTAGGCGACCTATACACTTCTCAAAAGAGCAAGATTACAGGCACTATTCAAGAAATCAAACCAAACACAGATGGCTCAACAGTTCGTGTTAAGTTAGATGTTAATGGCGCAACTCGCTGGACAACTTGGACGGCAAAGTAAGTTTAGCCTAGTGGCTAAAAGACCTGAGCAAGTCTATTAAAACTGCTCAACTTGAAATTATCATAGCAAAATGCTAAGATAGAAACCCCTAACAAAGAAAAGGAAAAACCCACAATGGCAAGAGGCAAAGCAATAAATGTAAAAATCGCTACACCAAAAGTTATTACAGCCTTAGAAAATAGGTTAGTAGAACTAGAGGCTAATTACAAAAAGCAAGATGAGAACGAAGCAAAGTATAACGAAGCACTAGAGGCTTGGAAAAAAGAATTATTTGCTTTCGCTATCGCTAACATAGATAAGGCTCAAAATGTTAGAACAAACTATCGTCAATGGTCAAACAACCTTAATGTTGATTTTGATTTAACAGTTAAGGAAAATGAGTTCCCTGCTGAGCCAACTAGGGATTTTGAGCAAATCCATCAGCACTCTTATCGTGAGATGAAAGAGGAAATGGAAAACGCTATCCGTATCCTTAAAATGACGGACGAGGAAACAGTTAGCACTAGCACCTATAACGCTATTGCTCGTTATCTCTAATAGTATTGGGGGGTATTTGACCTGCCCCCCAAAAAATGTTATACTTAATATAACAAAACCCACAACAGAAAGGTAAGACCCAAATGACACTAGGCGGATATACATACCAACTAGGTGATTTATTCACCACAAGTAAAACTGGTATTACAGGTAGAATTGTAAAGTTCTCACCTATTAACTCTAAAACAACTAGAGTATCCTTACAGTTAGCAAACGGCTCTCGTCGTCTTGCTATGGTAAGCACAACTAAATAATTTATCTCTGATAAGCACTTGGCTTTATTGCTAAGTTATTCCTGAGATAAGACTCCTGAG